ATCTATTGTTTAACCTAATATTAGTAGTTCAAGATACAGTAGTCAGGTTGTACTTCAACTGTGATATTTGTTGGAGTTCCATCATCATCCCAGTTATAATCACCAAAATTAGCACTTGTAATAACAGCTCCTTTAACAATCCATTCAGAAACGATATCACCTACAGGGCCAATAACGTTGAATGTAATGTCTTTCTTATAGAAATCAGAGTATCCATCTCTACCTGTTACTGACTCGTGACCTAAACGTACCCATTCCATTACTGCTTGTGCACCAGAAGGTGTAATTGCATCATATAATGTAAATGTAATTGTATTCCAAATGGTTTTTCCTTTTACATAACGTTGAACGTTGATGTGGTTAAGAGGAACTGCAGTTTGAGTTAAATTTACTGCGCTTACTCCTTTTACCAAATATGATGGAATACCATCCAGGTAAAGAATAAAACGGTTTGTTTGTTTAGGTTCAAACGCTGTAAAAAATATTTCGTTTGGATTTAAAATTGCCATTTGTTTTCTATTTTAATTTTATTATAAATATTCAATTTTTATTTTTTTATGCTGGGAATTCAGCTCCTGTTGGCATCAAGATGAAATCTAGGGAGATAAATTCTGCTGTACGTGTTGGTTGGATATAAATTTGTCCTACTAATTGGTTTTGATCAATTACTGCTGGGCCGTTGTTTGAATCATCCATTACAACTTTAAATGCATACAATCCTTGTTTTTGTTGAATATTTTCTAAGTATGGAGTAACTTTAGAAAGGAATACATTTCTTGTTGTAATTGTGTTTTGTTCAAATACAATCGTATCAGCAATTTGACGAATATATCCTTTTAATTCAATCATCAAACGACGTACATTTACGCGATCAAGAGCAGATTGAGATTTTTGTAATGTTTTCTGACCAAATACTACTACACCTTGTTTAGGTAATGTTGCAATTGGGTTAATGTTATTAGCATATAATGTATCTCTTTCTGCTTGAGTTAATTTATATTGAGCATATGATACAGTACCTAAACCACCACGATTAATACCTGCTGGGGCAAACCATGGAGCAGATACTTTATCGTTAAACGCATATACACCTGGAATTACTGTTGAAGCTGGGGCCCAAACTAATTTTCCAGTTGATGCATCTGCTAAACGAACCCAAGGCCAATATGTTGCAGCGTATGAATTATCAAATGATTGAGCGGTGCTTACTGCACTAGCAACATTACTTGAATATTCAACCATATCAGGAATATACAAACAATCACCTCTATTTTGTGAATTTACAATTAAACTATTTACTTGTGATGCATGTAATGAAGCAATTAATCCAGGAGTAAAAATAACATTATATTGGTAAAAATCAGCATTGCTTAACAAGCTAATCATGTTGTTATATGCACTAGCTGGGAGACCTTGAGTGTTATTTTGGGTAATATTTTCGTTGAGTAAAATTGTTGAATTTGCAGTACCTACAGCTCCACCAAACGAACCACTTTGACCTATTGGAATTGAAGAGGTATATTGAGATTGAGCAACACCATTTGCATCGAAATAATTTGGTGTTGGTGAATTAACACTTTTTACACGAACGTAACGAGATTTATTCGGATAATCACCAGTTACATCCATCTGATTTGTAGATGAATTATATGCTAATAGTTGGTTACCAACTACTTTAGAAATAAATCTTGATGAGTTTGGATCTAATGTTATACTATTCCAAGTTTCTAGAATAGTTTTAGTAGCATTATTATCATCTCCACGACGGATAATTAAATTAAATGTACCAGATCCTGTATTTGTATTAGTAATTTCAAATCTAACATTATCTGCACTTCCTGAAGCTAAAGCTCCTGAAACTTCAGAACCAGCATTATTCATGATAGTTCCTTTAGATAATGTTTCTAAAGTAAATGCTACTGAGGATGCTCCATTAAATCCTCCAGCCATTGAAGAACTTGCTAAGAATGAACTGTTACCTGCACCTCCATAAATGTAACCTCCAGGTGAAAATCCGTATCTAACAACAGTTCCGTTTAATGCTGAAGAGGAAACTCTAGAGAAAATAGAAAGTACATCTGTAGCAGCATTATATGATGCAGAAAATAATGAAAATATTTCATTTTGAACACCAAATATTGAAGATGAACCAAAGAAACCAGCTATTCTAGCACCAAATTCATCAACTGTTGGGGTAGCAGACATACTAACATATCCTACATTTGCAGAATCGTTATAGTAATCATATCCAAAGTTAGCTCCTTGAACCCAATAATCAGTAAAAGTACCTGCTGCTGAAGGGATACTTAATTTAATAGTACCACCAATAACACCACCTGCATTAGAGGCTGTGTAACTGGAAGAAATGAAAAATGAAGATGAAACAAAACCTCCATTGGTTGAGCTAATAGCATTACCTACACTACCTGTAGCAGATGTATAAGATCCACTAACTACTCTTGCTACCCATAATGCTGTTCCACCATAGTTAAAATAGTTAAAAGCTGCTTGAGAAGTTAAGTAAGAATATGAATCACCACCACTTACAAAAACATCTCCAAATAATGTTGTATAGTCAGAGTAAGAAGTAATTAATGTTGGAACTTCAACTGGCCCTTTTACAGTTGGGCCAATGATTGCTGCACCAGGAGGAACTGGTTGGCCAGCTAAGAATGTGTTGTCTATTTCGCTAATTGCTACTCCAGGAGAAACTGTGAAATTTGCCATTTTATTTTTTATTATAAATATGAATGTCTTTTTTAAAATGTATTACTAAGCAGGGAAAGTTGCACCTGTAGGTAATACATTAAAATCAAGAATAATAAATTCAGCTGTTCGAGTAGGTTGTAAGTAAATTTGACCTACTAATTGGTTTTGGTCTACTACTGAAGGTGGATTGTTGGATTCATCCATTATTACTCTAAATGCTGTTAAACCCTGTCTTTGTTGAACTGAGGCTAAGTAAGGATTAACTTGAGATAAGAAATTATTTCTAGTAATTACATTATTTTGCTCAAATACTAAAGTATCAGCTACTTGAGATATATAATTTTTAAGTTCAATTAATAAACGACGTACGTTTACTCGGTCTAAAGCACTAGGTTTTTTCTGTAATGTTTTTTGTCCAAATACTACCACACCTGTATTAGGGAAAGTAGCAATTGAGTTAACATTACTTTCGTAAAGCAAATCTCTGTTTCCTTGAGTCAATGAACGTTCTGCTTGAATAACATTAGTTAATACTCCACGGTTAATACCAGCAGGAGCAAACCAAGGTTCAGCAACATTATCATTAAATGCGTATACGCCAGGGATCATAGTAGAAGCAGGTACCCAAACTTGAGTTCCTGTATTTGGGTCAATAGTTTTAACCCAAGGCCAATATGATGCGGCATATGAAGTATCATATCCGGTTGCATTAGAAGTTACTTCAAGAACGTTTGCACCATATCCTACTAAATCAATTACTGTCATAGCATCTCCTCTGTTTTGAACAGTTGAAATTAAACTATTAATTACAGAAATATGAGAAGGATAATTTGCAGAATCTGCTATTAAACCAGGAATTGTTAATAAATTATAGTTATACGCATCTTGGTTGGCAAGTAATGAAATAGATTGTGTGTATGCGTTAGCGGTAAGACCTTGAATATTTGTATTTGAAATATTTTCATAGTAATTACCTGCTGTACCTGTTGGAGTATTTTTTCCAACTGCATTTCCAAATGATCCACTTGATAAATAACAAATAGAACCAGTGTATTCTGGTTTAGGAGTACCTAAATTATCTAAGTAATTTGGAGTAGTAACTTTTACTTGTTTAACACGTACATAACGTGAACGATTTTGATAATTACCTACTAATTCAATATAGTATTCACCAGTTGTTGGATCATATTGAACTGTTTCTGTTTGATTACCAATTACTTTTTCAATATAGTTTGAAGCAAATGGATCAAGTGATAAATTTGTCCAAGTTTCTAAAATGGATGGAGATATTACTGAGTCATTTCCTTGACGAATTACTAAAGTAAAAGTACCATTGTTAATATTAGTGTTAGTAATTTGCCATCTAAAGTTATCTGCAGATCCACTTA